ACCCACAGCATTATGAGGTAAAGCCTTAAGTTGATCATAGGTATTCATTATAGATTTCCTACGGCGATAGGCGACCATATGCACCTCATAAGGTAAAGGAGAAGGATTTGTAGTTGAGTCAAATGGCACAGAATGTAAAACGCCAGAAATTGATAAATACGCATTACCTACTTTATTACCAACACGCTGTTCTTGCTGAACACCTTGCGCTAAGGCAATCGTGTCAAACAAATTAACGAATACAAGACCGGGATTGTGACCGACAGCACCAAGAGTGTCGGTTAAGCCGGCACCTGGAATGTCAGTTTCTCTTGCAACATTAACAACTTTCATCTTCGTCTCTGTACTACGATTAATCATTGATTTTACGACTCTGGTGAGGGCATTCGTCTTCTTAACACCAAATCGGCGATACGCTTGAGCTTTGGGTGCGCGTTTTGGCTTACGAGTATAAGCAGCGCGAGGCTTACGAGTACCAACTCTACGATAAGTGCGGGCTCCATAAGGCATTTATGTAAGATACAAAAAAAATTTTGGTCGTACAACGGAGGTACGGAAAATTAGGCAGGAGGCTGGCGCCTTGTAATACCTTAATTTTCCTGCGATTGGCTCATTTGGCTTAACTCACTTTTGGTTAGTCCCTTCAGATTTTGGAACGGATCAATAGTCCAAAACTTCCATCTATCTGCACTCATACAATTCGTATTTGGAATATGATTGCAAAATACCCATGTACTTGGGCTGTCAAACCACCATTCTTTGTAATGGTTGCGCATATCACATACCACACCACCTTTGATTTCTTCGATTGCGATCATAAACGGCCCAAACCGTCTTGGATCCATAGTCAAAGTGCGTGGTAAATCAATAAAACATAGACCCGGGTCGCGACATTGTCTTGCCATTAGTATGTCACAGGCTGCTTCCATCAACTGCTTATGATCACCACAAGGTGGAAGTCGTAACGCGCCCCTATGAAGTTGTGCAAGTCGTGCACATGTACTCTTACCTTTGCAACCATTAGGATCATAAACCAAGTTGACATAACGATCATCAAATACATCTCTTTGATCCATTATATATTTTTGCCACGGGTACAACCGGTCCATGAGGCCTCGAAATTGACGCGGTATATACTCTGGTTCTTTCCATGTACGATCAGTCCATGGTCCAGCCACTTGTGTATCGTACTTCAAAGCATAAAATAGTTCTAAACACTTCGAATTGTTCGAAGATTCTCTTACATCCATTCCACGGAGTTCCGTCTCATTAAGCAAGTTGCACAACTCTGGTTGCCTTTTCTTCTTAAACAGGGATCCCCTTCCTTGATAATGACGTCGACCGGTAGTGGGGCATAATTCCTCTTGGAATGCCCACTTCTTGAACAATGGTCGAATAAGGGCCACAAATCCCGTGGGATCCGGTAACTGTCCGTCTTTTCCAAAAAATGTAAAATCGTAATCGTAGACTTGGGTAACGTGTTGAACTTTCTGTCTCTTAGGCACTGGGTCTGCCATGTCATTTCTATCAGAAAACAAAAAAAAATCTGATTGACTGGAATTTTTTCATTTGAATTTTTTTTTCGTTTGAATTTTTTTTTTCGTTTGAATTCCTGGGGGGGGGTCCCCCCATTCCCCCCCGGAAAAACTAGGGGCGGGGACAGCATTCTGGTAGAGGGTGAGGTGTGACGGTCAGTGGGTGAGGACCCCATGTTCCTAGTCCACTGACCGTCACGAGAGGTGACGGTTGGTGACGGTCGATGCTTACGCGTCTTTGAACCGAAGCACCGCGTCGAGAGAGAGTTTGGCACGAACTTGATTATAGGCGGGATGCGTGAAGCCAGGTTGATGGAGGACAGAGCCATCAGGATTGATAACATAAAATGCGACTCCAACCCATGTATTAGATGGTACTGTATTACCATCTTGGAACATTAACTTCTTGCTGATCTTTAGGTGCTGTTTAAAACGGGCAAACATAGGAGCATTGGAGACTTGACCGTTCATGATATTGGCCGTGTGGTCTGCTTCACGAGGTCGCAGCTTCCACACTCGATGCTTGATGATTTCATATGAATCCTTATTCCATGGATATGTTGAATTAATTAGAGTACAATCCACTGGACCCACAGCATTATGAGGTAAAGCCTTAAGTTGATCATAGGTATTCATTATAGATTTCCTACGGCGATAGGCGACCATATGCACCTCATAAGGTAAAGGAGAAGGATTTGTAGTTGAGTCAAATGGCACAGAATGTAAAAC